AACATTAATAATTTAGAATGGGTAACTTTTAAAGAAAATACTAAACATGCATTAGAAAATAATTTAGTTAAAAAAAATTCAAGAAAAGTTGGTCAATATGATTTAGAAAATAAATTAATAAAAGAATTCGATTCAATTACAGAAGCAGCAAAAGAGTTAAACATTTCTGATAAACATATAGGAAGTGTTTGTAGAGGTAATAAAAAAACTGCATATGGATTTATTTGGAAGTATACAGATGAAACTTTTAACAAAATAAAAATTGAAGATTTAAAAAATCCTAAACAAATTGAAGATTTTCCAAATTATTATATTACAGAAGATAAACAAATTTATAGCGTGAAAAGAAATGGTTTTATGAAAAAGAAAATTATGGAATCAGGATATGAAGTAATTGGATTATCAAATAATGGAAAAAAAGAATTTTATGTTCATGTATTATATGATAAATATTTTAAACAATCAGAAAAAGCTTCATCACACCCTGCAAGTCAATAAATGTAGGTCGTAAAAGTATGAAGACACGGTCAATCAGCAGCCAAGCGTCTAATTTTGTTATGGTAAGAAATTAGATGAAGGTCCAGAGACTAGACGGAAATAGGCTTGAGTAATTCTAACCAAATTACAATGATAGCTTAAGGTATAGTCCACTCCAATCCGAAAGGATTAAATTACTAAGTTATTTTAAGGCTATACATCCTTAAAATAGTGAGGTAGTTTTAGCAATGAAAGTTTGAGGAAATGCAAACTGGAGCAAGGTATAAAGGTCGGAGAGATAAATCATTGTCTCAGTGGATATGCAAATATCACGCTAGTCAACAGCGTAGTTGGCGAGAAAATCAAATTGTTCGGGGAAATCTGCTTGAATGGAACAATCATTCTAAAGCAAACAATACTAAGTCTAATTAGTGATAATTAGATGGCCTATGTTAACAGCATAGGGGATTCGCTTAGCGAGAAAGTAAAAAGTTGTTTGTTTTGCAGATAATCCGCAGCTAAGCCTCTTTTATAATAAAAGAGGAAAGTTCAACGACTATACGGTTTTCGGCGGTTTTAACCGCTTAAGATAGAGTCTAGTCCTCTCTGCGAAGAGATGAAATTGTAGAGTTTAGTTGTCTACGCCTTTAACAACTAAAGTCGTAATTTCAAGCTTGTGATATTAGGAGGAAATGCCTAATTGAAGCTGGTAGTAACGGGAACGTGATTGTATAATAGCACACGGAGCTGTGCAATTTTTAAGAGAAAAGATGTTTCACCTTTCAGATAGATTTGCAATGCCAATTTGTAATGATTGTGGTATGGTAGCTGTTTATAATGCAACTAAAAAACAAGCCTACTGTAAGAACTGTAAAGAAAAGAATTCACAATCTATGAATACGCTCAAAAAAGCAAACATATCTATTTGTAGCTTGCCTTATGCTTGTAAGTTATTATTTCAAGAATTAATGGCTATGGGCATAAATCCAAGAATAGGAATGAAAAAATAAAATACAATCAATTAATTAAATTTTAACTTATCCAGTGATAAGTTAACATGAAAATTTTAGCTATTAACTTGATATTTTATTAATATCAACATCTAAATATTTATAATTTTTTAAACATAAGTATATATATGAGTAAACAGCTTTTCTCCAGAAGCGGAAAACATCCACGTTTTGACTCAACTCCACGTAGTAATTGGACTGAAGCTCGACATGTTTGGATTGATTTACATTCAACAATTTTTTTCACCTTGCCTCATAACATAAAGGTACCTCCTGAACTAACTGGGCTTTTTATAATCAACAGCCCTGAAATGAAGTTGAATTTCTTTCTAAGACCTGGTATGTATGATTTTTTTATATTTTGTAAAAGCCGATTTGATACAGTAAATATTTGGAGTAATGTCGATTTTGTTACCACGAAGTGGATTGTTTCCAATATAATTGAAAGTCCAGTTATAGATATAGCAAATATTTTATGCATCGACGATCTGAATATAAGTAGAAGGTATTTTGGGGAATATAAAAGTACAAAATATATAACAAAATTATGGCCAGAGATGAAGGAGGAAGAAATAATCGTGATAGATGATAGTATACATATTTCTGAAAATAAGACAAGGGGAATAAAGGTGAAACCATTTATTTATCAACCAGGGATAGACATCAATTGGGATGATATATTGAAAGATAACATTCTTGAAGAATTAGAAAAAAAATTGACTATTCACCACTAAAAAGAGGATCAAAAAAGTTAGGATCATTTCTTTCATCACTAAATTCCCAAGCAGTAGGAGCGCCAAATTTCCAATTAGGTGGAATTCTGTTAGGGTCAGCTTTGTACCAGAAAACACATTCTTCTAATTTATTGCTTTTAGTCTTATTATTAACAACAAGAGCTGTAAAATCTTCGGTTAAAGAGTCCATAAGCTGATTAAACATTTGAAAGTCAGGAATACATCCGGCGTAGTTTTCGTATAAAGCTTTTCTATTTCTCTGATTACTTTCACGTAGAATAAATGTATAATCGATATTTGTTCTAATAGAAGGAAGAATATCAAGACAATATTGAAGACTTAGAATGTGCATCATCTTCCAATGTCTTCCATTTTTATAATAAGCTTGAATCACAGGATGTTTTAACTGGGAAGGATTGTCAGTACAATCGTCAATAATTTGAATTGCCCAAGGATTTTCAATAAATTTAATTGCAAGCTTTTGTCTAACAACGAAATTTTTAATTGCTTCCATGTCAAATTTATTGTGGACACAAACAGAAGGAAAATGTTTTGTGTAGAAACCATTACTATCTTCAGTACCACTATATATTTGAGCGACAGGAATCATATGCGCTTTTGAAGCAACTAAGTCTTTAATTAATGTTGATTTTCCAGTATTTTTTACAATATCAAATGATGAAAGTAAAAATAATCTATTTTTGTCTAAACTAAATCCAAAATATTCTCCATATCCTTTTGAGATGACCTGAAATCCAGTTACTAAATGATTTTTATTTTTAACAGGTTCTTCAGATATTTGTTTTCTTAATACTTTAGTTGGAATTTGAGTGAGGCCAGAACCGTAAATATTTATTCTAAAGTAAGTTCCAACTTTGTATTCTTCTTTATAATAACAACCTTTTTGAACTTCTTTTATAGTAGCTCCAAATCCAAGAGATCTAGCTATGAATAAAATATCATTAGCTAATGTATGATTTTTTTGAGTTATTTCGAAGTATTTATTTTTGCTATCAAAATAACCATCAGTATCAATTATACCTGCTAATAATTCTAATCTAACTTTTTTAGAGTTAATTTTATAATCAAAAGGAATATGCTTATTACCAATTAAGTTGTAATCCTTAAAAAATTGTAATAATTTATTTTCACCTTCAGGATTAGTAATAGAGTATCTATACTTTGCTTTTAATGTATTAAAAGATAAGTTTAATGATTGGGCGTAATCTTCACAATAATTTATAACCTTATCATCAATATTTGTTATATTTAAGTTTGCAGAAGTACCATCTCCAAGCCATAAGCCTAAAAAATACGGATCAATTGAAACACTTTTTTCAGCCCATTCAATGCCTGAAGATCTAACTAATTTCCATCTTTTTTGCCAAGTTTTTGTTTTTTCTAAATAATCTTTGACACTAATAATGATACGAGTACCTTTTTTAACTTGATTGTACCCAGTACATTCAAGAACAAGATCATGTTTTTTATTCACAGTATATGAATCTCCTTTTAAAGGATGTATTTCAAACATTTCTTCGAAATCATGGTAAAGTTCTAGTACATTTCTTGGAGTATTGTCGTCACCCATAAGCACGTCACCAATAACGACATCTTCGACTTTTTTAATAGTACCGTCAAACATGAGAACTTCAGTTCCAGGAGCGAAGCAACCCGGTTTGCCTATAACAACGATTTTTATTCCGTGATCATTTAAATGATTAGGAGGCATAGATCCAATATCAAATTCTCTGATTTTAAGAGTATTTGGATCTTCAACATCGGAGTTCGAAGGTGACTGTTCTTTCTTTTTTCTAGTTCTTCTAAGTTTATTATTACCAAAGTCTTCTTTTACATCATCAAAAGTTACATAATCGCTATCCATTTTAAAAAATATCAAGATTTTCTTTAACTATGTCAAATTAAAATAAAAATTTCACACTTAAAAAAGTGTGAATACAACTAAAATGAAATTATTAGTTCTTATTATTGCTAGCGACGACCAACCCATATATAAGTCTCTTCAAGAACTGTGGTTAAAACAATTCAATTTAAACCCTGACATTACTTGTTATTTTATCAAATGTGATCCAAACATTGACTCTGAATTTTGCGTGACTACCGATACAATTTTTGTTAAATGTGAAGAAAGTATTCACTATGGTATTGTCCATAAAACTCTTATTGCAATGAAAGCAGTAGGATCTCAATATGATTTTACTTTAAGAACAAATCTCAGTAGCTTTTATATTTTCGAACGATTGTTAGATAAAGTTAAGTCTTATCCATTAACAAATGTTTATGCAGGTGTTTTAGGTACAGCTGAAGTAGACTTCGTTTCAGGGTGTGGTTTTTTACTTTCTAAAGATATAGTAGAAGATTTAGTTGTCAATATGGATAAAGTATGGAATCCATTATTAAGATTTGACGATTTATGTTTCGGATCTTATATATTGAAAAAATTTCCATCAAGTTATAAATATATACCGAGACATGATATTATAGGCTACGCACCTGGTGATAAAATAATAAACGAAGATGTTTGCCACTATAGAATTAAAGTAGACTCAAATCGAGAGTATGATTTAGAAATCAGAAAAAGATGTTTAAACCACTTTTATCCTCAATTAAAATAAAATGAGTTTATATCAAAAATTTTTACAAGCTTCTCAAATACCCTCTGACATTAACGAACATGTTAAAACTTTATTTGAATATGCCGCTAAATGTGAAAGTGTTGCTGAATTTGGAGTAAGAGGTGGCGTCAGCACTTTTGGCTTACTTTACGGATTAACTCAAAATAATTCCGAATCTAAAAAGTATATTGGAGTTGATATCAATTATTGTGAAATATCTCAAACAATGAGTTCAGAATGCAAATCAGCTAACATTGACTACCAGTTTATTCAACATGATTCAGCTACAGTAGACTTGCCAGAAGTAGATTTACTTTTTATTGATTCATGGCACATTTATGGCCACCTTAAACGTGAATTAGAAAATAATCACAGTCGAGTAAAAAAGTATATTTTAATGCACGACACTACAATTGACGGCGACCTTGGAGAATCAATTAGATGTAATTGGAATACATTTGAACAATCAAAATCCTCAGGTTATCCTGAAGAAGAAATAAGAAAGGGATTATGGCCTGCAGTCACTGAATTTTTAGAACAACACAAAGATTGGAAATTACTTGAAAAATATACTAACAATAACGGTCTTACAATATTACAAAGAGTATAATTTTCTATTGTTTCCATTCACTAAAACAATGTTTAATAGCTTCATGAATAGGCATAAGTTTAATATTATTTTCTTTACACCATTTTTCAATTTTAGTTGTATTGAGAATATTGTTACTTCTTTTACTCTTCAATCCGAGCTCAACTGGGTTATCAACTAAGCTGTATTCATGATTAATATCAATATTTTCAGCATACATTTCTAAAATAGTTGCATGATCAATGTAACCTGGATTTGTACAGTTAAATGTTCCTACTTCACCTTTTATTGATAATTCTATCAGTATTTCTATAAAATTAGGAAGATAAGTCATGCTGTTGTATGTATTGTGAATTTTAGAATATTTGGCGATTTTTGTAACAAAGTTTCTGTTGTGATTAATATTAGAAATAGGCATTCTGATTCTACAATTGCACACATTATCAAAATTTCTAATAATAGCGTCAGTTTGACCTTTTACAATAGAGTAAGCACTTCCAAAAAAATCAGGGAAATTTTCTTCAGAAACAGATCTTGTTGTATCTGAATTAGTGTCCCAACTAAAAATACAACCAGTTCCAATATAAAGTAAGTGTCGTTTTTGCTCTTGACATATTTTTGCAAGTAATAGCGGTGCAGTTAAATTATCTCTTATGTTTTCCATCATCGCCGTTTCACAATAATCAATAGTATTGACAAATGTTCCGTCAGGTAAGGTTCCGCTAGTTCTACCAATACAACAAATCACTCTGTCAGCAATGCTGATTTCAAATTTCAGCAGATCAGTATTTTCAGGTATAACTCTAGTGGCAGATTTTATGACAATATCGTTAGGATATTTAATTTTCCACTGTTCAGATAACATTGATCCGATCCATCCAAAAGCTCCAAAAATAATAATTTTCATTTTATAAATATAAGATGAAGTTTTAAATAATCATTTTTTTAAATAGATCCCAACACTATCTTGCCAATAGCCAGATGCATCAATATAAGATTCAACAAGAGAAATGTCAAATTTATTTTGAACAGCCCATTTTTCAAGAGCTTTCCAGCTATCAGCATAGAAACGCCAACAGTCTCCAGGGAAGCCATGATACATACCGGTTGAAGGAGCACAAATATAGATATAACCACCAGGACGAAGTAATCTGCACATTTCTAAAAATGTGACCCAAAACTGATCATCGTGTTCAAAGTTAGAACTAGATACAATTATATCGATAGATTGGGATTCAAGAGGAACATCATGAGCATTAGCAACAATATCAACGTTAGGCCCTTCGGACATATCTAATCCGCGATATTTAAAGTTTTGAAAAATAGGTTTTAAGGTTCCATTGCAGTCATATGAGCCAAATTCTAAAACATTGGCTTCAGGTCCAAATTTTCCATCAATATATTTAGCAAAAAATTTTGTAGCGTTATCAAAAGCTGTAGGATGCATTTTACTTTAGATATTACTCAAATTTTTAAACTGATAAATAATAAATTAATTTTATATCCTATTAAAGTATAGTTATAAACTTATTAACTTATAAAATGTATCATTGTAAAAAAATTTTAGTAACTGGAGGTTGCGGCTTTATTGGAAGTCACTTTATTAATTGGGTTCATGAGCTTGATTCAAGTATTACCATTTGCAATATTGATAGAGTTGATTATTGCAGTGATACGTTGAATGTAAAAAATCAAAGTGATAATTGGTATATTCACTATAAAGAAGACTTGAAAAATTTCGAAAATGTTCTTAAAATTTTATCAGATTTTCAGCCAAACTATGTAGTACATTTTGCAGCACAATCTCATGTCGACAATAGTTTTGGCAATAGTTTAAGTTTTACATTAGACAATGTTTATGGAACACACTGTTTGCTTGAGGCTTGTAGGATAGTGAATGTCGACCATCCAATAACTAAAATAATACATATATCAACAGACGAGGTTTATGGGGAAGTTTCAGATACAGCTGAAGGTTGTCATGAAAAAAGTTTATTAAATCCAACAAATCCCTACGCAAGTTCAAAGGCTGCAGCGGAATTTATAGCTAGATCATACATACATTCTTTTCGGTTACCAATAATTATAACGAGAGGCAATAATGTTTTTGGCCCAAATCAATATCCAGAAAAAGTAATTCCTAAATTTATTACTCAGCTATTAAACGGCGAATCAGTAACAATCCAAGGTGACGGATCAGCAAGAAGAAATTTTATATATGTGGATAATGTTTCCAGCGCTATTTGGACGATTTTACAACAAGGAGTTGTTAATGAAATATACAATATAGGATCAAATGATGAATACAGTGTCGTCGAAATAGCAAATATGTTATCATCCAAGTTAAAAACAAAGTTGACAGTTAGATATATACAAGATAGAAATTTCAACGACCATAGATATTCGGTAAATATTGATAAATTAAAATCTTTAGGATGGGATATATCAGTATCATTTGAAGAAGGATTAGACAGAACAATAAGCAGATGGAAAATAGAATAATAGATATTAATCACGAGACTAATAGCTTTAAAGGTTACTGAAATTCCATCCAAGAATTTCACAGCATTGTTGAAAAATATCGTCATGTTCACGTTGGCGATTAGGAGTTTTTAGAGACGTTAAATCTCCTTCAGGTACTTTATATTTTTGACGTCTTAATAGCTGTTTAAGTACGTAATGACTATTAAGGAAATTTTTTCTTTTGAGTTTGAGTTTAATATACGCGTCAACAAGTTCGTCAAAATCTTTGTATAATTGTTTTTCGTACATAGTGATATTGGGAGGATCTTTGCCAGTAATTTTGCTATAGATAAGTTGAAGGTCTTCGTAATATTTGCTGTTATCAGTTTCGTTGAGAAATTGTCTGATGTGAGCTTTAGTCACTCTTGAATAAGGATTTTGAGGGTCTTTTGAGAGTAAACCTTGAGCTTCGATCATTTTTTTAACATCTTCAAAAACTTTGTCGGGAATAGTTTTTTGTTGTTGAGCTTGATACTGTTTAATAGTATCACGGAAGTGACAACGTTTTTCATATTTATACTTACTATTTATATTGACACGAGTAAGATCTTGAAAATTAATGCCTTCAAAGACACAGCAATCCTCGTCATCACCACTGCTAACTGAAACTTCGTTAGCACAATTTTGGTCTGAAGATAAATCATTTTCATAAACAAATTTTTCAACATTAACTGATTTGGCAAGCACTGTTTTAACTATGTTTTCGAGGTCATTTTCTGGAATACAATATTTAATTGCATCATAATATTTGATATTAAAGTCAGAGTTACATGAGTTAGAATTATTAATTTTATTATCATTAATAAATGATTTTTTAACAGGTGTGGCAAGTGCAACATTGTAATCATCGATAATTTCTCTGATAGAAACCAGTGTCATGGGAACTTGAAAGTTAATATCATCAATTGTGTGTTGAAGATCTCTAATTTTAACTAAATTTTCTTTCCATTGAGCGTAAGTTAAAGGAATGTCAGTTTTTTCATTCAATATATCATTAAGGTCAATGTTATAAAATTCAAGAATAGCTTTAATTTTTTCAATATCATGTGAATTAACGCCGTAAGGTAGTTTGGACTTAAGAGTAAAAGTAACAATATTAATTAATTGAGAGATATATGTATCTTGATTTTTCACTTTATTAGTCAGGTAAGAATTGATAGCATTATGAAGTTGAAGAAGATCGCAATTTCTGATCTGAACTTCCATTTGAAAAAAAAGTAAAGAGCCCTTTAAACTAAATTTTTGATGAATAAAATTCTATTTTTAAAAATAGAATCGTTTGGTGAATCAGTTATCTAAAAGTAATAATAACGGAGACGTGCACTCTTTGGAGCGGATTTTTTACCATAACGTTCATAAGCATATAAAGCACCAACAGATGCAAGAGCTGCAGATGCAACAATAGTCATTATTTTACCTGCCTTTTTTAATTTAAGATCTTTTTCATATTGTACTCCAGCTACAGTCTTGACTTTTTTAAGCATATAAACAAGACCAACAATTAATAATACAACAGATGCTATTAATACATAACCACGAAGTTGTTCCATTTTTTATCTACCAAGAAAAAAAATAAATTTTAATAAAAATTAAAATTTGTTATTTATTAAACTTAATTAAAAGTAGTAATAACGGAGATGAGATGGCATTGGTGAACCTGATCTTGAACTGAATTGTTTTAAGATGTTTTTACCTTTATACATAGCGTAACCAAGCATAGTTCCAAAAATTGCAATAATTGTAACACCAATAGCAACAAGTATTTTACCTATTTTTTTGGTATCAAATCTTTTTTCTTGTCCATCTGGACCGTAAGGTTTTCCATCAACGTAATTAATTTTTTGTGACCATAAAATAGCACCAAGAATAAGCATAACTACAGCTGCAAGTATTAAGACTGACATTTTTTATCTGACAAGAAAAAAATAAATTTTAATAAAAATTAAAATTTGTTACGGTACAACTTATTTAAAAGTAATAATAACGGAGACGAGAGCCTATTGGAGCTTTCATACCTTTTTTACCGTATTTAACGTATAATGCAATTGCTACTACTAAAGCAGCTACAACTGAACCAGCAATGATTGCAGTTTTATGTTTTTGGAAATAAGATTTTTCTTCTTCTGCAATTGTTTGACGAATATGTCTTGCCATTTTATTTACTTGTTACCAAGAAAATAATTTTTTTTTATTTTGACTAAGTAAAATTTAATTTTGTGTTAAACATAAGATTTTGATATAAAGAGAAATGTCTAGAAATAATAGAAATCCACCTCCTAACAACAAGAGAAAAGGACCAGTTTCCAATTCGAATACAATAACTCGTAAAAAACCTAGAAGAGACTCTCCAGAAGATGAATTTGAAACATTTCAAGTTTATCCTATAACAATTATCTCTGAACCTCAGCCACAACCTCAAGATGATTTTAAAACTCCAAAAGCCAAAGCTATACGTGATAAAATTCAATCTAGTAAGATGCCTGAAAAAGCAAAAGAAATAGCGTTGCAACGTTTAAAGCATTTAGACACTGATAAATCAAAGACAATAGAATGGTTTGATTCGTTATTGAGTATACCATTTGGAGAATTTTCTCAGCTTGATATTACTAAAGCTGATTCACCTTCTAAGATAGAAGGATTTTTTAAATCCTCTGAAAAAATCCTTGACGAGGCTGTATATGGCATGGATTCAGTAAAAGAAGAAATAGTAAATTATGTAGCTCAATTTATAAGTACAAACAATAAAAGCACACCCCGAGTATTAGGATTATGTGGAGCGGCGGGAGTTGGAAAATCTCAAATAATAAGAAATGGACTTTCAAAGGTATTGAAAAGACCAATGCAATGTATAAGTATGGGAGGACTAACAGACTCAGCTTATTTTACAGGACATGAATATACCTATGTAGGAAGTAGATATGGAATAATAACTCAAGCCTTAATAAACTCAAAAGTAATGAATCCCATTATATTCTTAGACGAGATAGATAAAGTAAGTGAAACAAAATCAGGATTGGAAATTCAAAATTTTTTAATTCATATAACAGATCCAGTGCAAAATACCACATTTAATGATAAATATTTTTCAGGTATAGACTTAGACTTAAGTAAAGTAATTTTTATTTTTGCATTTAATGACCAACACTTAATACACCCTATTCTTAAGGATAGAATTTCAACTATTCATGTTCCAGAACCAGACCTTGAGGCCAAGATCGTCATAGGTAAAAAATATTTACTCAAAGAAATAGCTCCTAATGTGGGATTCAATATAGATGATATTGTTATTTCCGAGGAATTAATTAGAACAATAATTTTACGTTTTTGTAGTAATGATAAAGGTGTTAGAGGATTAAAACGTTGTTTAGAAACAATTCTTTTAAAGATGAATAAGTCTAGATATTGTGTTAATAAAAAGAAGTATAAATCATTACCAGATAGAATAAATTTACCTTATAAGTTAACTCAAGATAATGTTGACGATTTATTGGATAAAACCAAACCAGCAAGAGAATCAATATTGGATCACTTATATGCTTAAATTTCATCTTAAATAATACCTCACTTGAGATATTAAACTAATAAATTTCTTGTAATAACATATCTTTAGAATGTTTCGAAAGTAATTTCTAAAGTATCAACAGCATTAATTTTTTCATTGGTAAGTCTATTTATGTATTGGTATTCTTCTTTTTTGAACTTTTTAACTTCACCTTTGAAAGGTTTGATTGCAGACTTAAATTCTTCTAAATAAGGTAAATTTTCCCAGTCAGGAATTGTAATAATAAATTTAGATTTAGTAGTTTTAGCAATATCTAAAACTTTCTTAAAAGTCTTTTCCATTACACTTTCATCAAAAGGAGGATTAACAAAAAACACTGAGACCTTATCAACGAATTCAATAACTTCAAAAAAGTTACCAAAGCTTCCTAACTCAATTTCTTCAGGGAAAGCAGAACCCCAATTTTTAAAATAGTGATTGAAAGCCCCAGCAAACGCTTCAACAACCTTATTTTTATCCTTAATATTGAAATCTTCATATATCATAGAAAGCCCTTGAGTACCTAATGCTATATAATTATATCGTAGCCATAAAAGTGCATAAATGTCAATATTTATATCATATTCTAAAGATTTTAAAATACCAATAGGATCAGGTACTTCTATACCGTCATAGCTAACACTAAAATTTTGAATTTTATATTCAGCTGATTTCGGTTTGATCGCAGCTTCTTTGATTGCTTTAGCAGCTTTATAAAATTCACTATCAATTAAATACGAAAGTGATATTGCAGTTTCTTTACTACCTAATTTTTGAAAATTAAAATCACTAACCAATTGTTTTAGAGCTTCGATAGATTGATTTGTTAAAAATAAAGGATCAGCTTCGATGTCTCTGGATTTTCT